AACCAGTGCCTGTAATTACAACTCCTCCACCTACTGCTGATGTTGCTGCTACACCTGTAACATTATATCCTGATATTGGTGTAATAGAACCTACTGCACTTGTTGCAGCAATACCTGTAACATTTACTACTCCAGTAATAAGTAATACAACACTACCCACAGAACTTGTCATTGCTAAACCAGTAAGATCTATTAATGTAATAGGTGCAACAATTGGTGTACCTACTGCTGATGTCATGGCTATACCAGTTACTCCTACTGCTGCATCTCCATCAAAAGTAACTGTACCAAGTGAACCTGTTAAAGGTAAACCTGTTGGAGTAATCTCAACACCCTGAGTTGTTGTGTTGCCTCCTACTGCGGAAGTCGTTGCGACACCAGTTACAGCTTGAGTATGTGACACACTTGCCACTGCTGTACCTATAGCAGTTGTAGCACTTACTCCTGTTGGTATGACAGAATATATACCATTCCAAACCCTATTACCCCAAGAGCCACGACCCCAACCTTCTCCTATTTCTGCATCAATAGTTACAGATCCTATAGCAGTTGTTGAAGCAACACCAGTTATAGCAAAGGCAACATTATTTTGTGATCCCCAAGCTCCTTCATCCCAAGATAATAAACCCCAAGTATTTGCAGCTTCGGTATTTGCTGTCCAACCCATAGCCGAATGATTAGTACAGTAGTAATAAAGAACTGGAGCAGAAGATGCGACTTGTATAGTGGTTTTAGCACCAGCATTACCTGGTGTACCACTTGTAGTTACACCAGTAGTGTATTCAGAGCCACCTGCGTGAGTGCCATTAGCTGTAGTAGAAAACCTTAAAGGGTGTCCACTATTAGATGAGTCACTTTGATCAAAAACATAAGTTCCTCCTTCAGCTAAATATAATGTTACATCTGCTGTAGCAGTAGATCCATCAATAGCGTATTTATTACTAGAACCAACATTATGATAGGGGTGATTTGAAGGATTACCACCAACAACTGTAATAGTTAATGTTCTAGTGGTCACGACTACAAACTCCTATTTTTAAGCTATTCTTAAAATCGCATTTGACGCATCAGCAGTTGGAAACTGTATTGTAAATGTACCTGAAGTAGCTGTTTTATCTCCACCAAAATCTAAAACTGCAACTGCTGGATCACCAGAAGCTGTGTCGTTATAAATTAAAGCACCTCTTGCTGTAAGTGAAACACCTACAAAAGATAAATTAGCAAAATCACAAACAGCAGTATTTGTACTCAAAGCTGGAGTTGTAGATACTAAAGCTTTACCACCAGCGGGATAACCAGATGATGAAACTTGATTGTCTGTTGTAAATGATGTTGTAGATTTACCAAGAGTTGCACTTGATGTATACATAGCTAATTTAAAACTATTTCCACCGTTTGTGAAATTATGTACGCCTTTTAAAACATCTGTTTTAAATACGTTACATACCACACTTGTTGTTATTGCCATATTATTTTTCTCCTAGTTAGTTGGTGACGGTGATTGCACAGGAACCCTCATCACACCATTATCATATTCAGAACGTCTACGTCTTCCAGTTTGTGCTAACATAAACGCCTGCGTCTCTTCATTATACTTGTCTTGATACAGTTTGTACATATCCAATGGGCCTTTTAAATAACTAAAACACTCAACTAACACACCATATAATAATAAATTCTCTTGATGTTTTGATAAAAAAGTATCTGTTGTTGAGTTAAAATGACTTGGGTCTTTAATATAATTTAATTGTATCTCATATGCTTGATCTGGCACTGGAGCAAAAAGAATATTTTTATCATCCCAGTTAGCAAAATATTTTGGTAATCCTGTTGCATCTGTAGGATTGTATTCAGCCATAAAAGAAGTATCTCTTTTTTCTAAAAAATCTCTTGTGCTACTACTTATTACTTGAACAGAACGTATAATTATACAATCATCTGGAACATTTAAAATTCTTTGAGTTCCTGTAACAGCAGTTACATATTTTCTTATGTCATCATAATCAACTTTGCCAGCAATATCTAATTCGGTATTTCTAATAAACTGATCTAATAAAGTATCTGTTAAAACATTAGAATCTACTTCTGTATAAGCTCGAACTTGTGTTAAAAAACTTGCATGTGTTATACTCATGATATTACTATGGTTACTCCCCCTACCGCAGAGGATGTTGAAACTGAGGTAAGTTTATGTCCTAAAATATCATTGCTTTGTTCTATTGTCATACTTGCTCCACCAGTTATACCATTATCGCCGACCTCAGCAAAAAACCCATTGCTTATATATAGGAGAAATTCTTTATTAGGATTTTTATGTTGAGGTCTAGCGTTTGCTAAAGCTACTGGATCAGCTTTAATATGTTTTCTTTTTATTTGAGGATGTTTAGGTTCAAATTCAGATTTGTGAACGAAAGAACCATTCCACTCTTTAACCATTTCTCTATAAGGATAAGCCATACCCGATCTGTCTGATATTGCTTTTGCGTATTTACCTCTTGCATAACCCATTACGCACCTTGAGGAAAGTAAGTTTGTGGAGTAAGGTAAGTTGAAGTTCTTTGACCATCTTCAGCTAAAGCCCTATTTAATTCATCTTCATACAACATTTTATTTTGTTGCACTAATTGAGGAGCTCTTTTTAAACTCAAGTAGTAGGCAAGACCAGCCACCATACATGGAATGAATCTAAAGACCACGTCAGCTTGATTAGTATAGTTGCCTGCATCTTCAATCCTTTTTAAATAATAATATTTTAAATATGTATATGTACTAGCATCTGGTGCTTGATATAAAGTTATCTTTGGCACAGTTTGTCTGTCTACATAATATTGACTAGGTTGACCGGTAGATCCTTTATTAGGTAATGCAGCATACTCACTTCTACTTATTTTTGTTAATGATACATCATTTGTTGAAGCTGTAGTATTTGTTGTAGAACTTACATAAGCTTCTAAAATATCGTTAGCATCAGTTGGTGCATCATATGTAGCCGTACCTGCTGTAAGTTGTTGTTCTTTCAATTCTACTTTCCAAAGATGTATACCTCTGTTACCCCATTCTGAAAATAGTATATTTAAACTTCTTCTGGCTGATTTTAAATCATAACCTGAGTTAGTTCTTACACCACATCTTTCATAAGATTCTTCAATAATTTCATCTATATCTAAGTTAAATGAAGTTGATCCAGAAGTAGCCATTTATTTTATCCCGTTAAACTTTGTGCCTCGAACAGCTATACCACCACCTCTAGAAAAACCTTCTCTTTTTAAGTTAAGGTCGTTAGAACTAATTGTGCCGTCTTTATCTACATCCATTTGAGAAGATTGTTTAGGACTTAAACCACCTTGAGCTCTTAAATTAATTCTACCTTGCACATTAAAATATTTTCCAGATGATTTTCCTTCAAAAGGATTACTCTCAGATTTTTTTCCTGCTGAAAAAGTTACTCTACCTCTTTTACCGGCTACAGTAGCTTCTACACCTGTTTTTTTAGTTTTTTGTGTAAAATTTTGTTTTGCAAATTTTTGTTTATCATAAATCAAACCTACGTCTACATTCTTACCTATTGTTGTTCCAACTTTTGCTTTACTTGTTTTTACAACTGCACCTGCTTTTTCGTTTTTTGCAAACTCTTTAGTTTTTGCAAAATCAATATAAGGGTTAAGTAATCTACTTTTTGGTTTTTTTGTTTTAACTTTACCGCCTTTATCAAAATATATTTTATCTCCTTTTTTTGGTCTATAAGGTTCTGCAATTGGTTTTGCTTTTTTTCCTAATTTAGGTTTACCGCCTTTATCAAAATATATTTTATCTCCTTTTTTTGGTCTATAAGGTTCTGCAATTGGTTTTGTTTTAACTTTACCACCATCCTTAAATTTACTTCTAAGCATTTGTTCTAACTTCTCACGAACATGTTTAGGCATTTTACCTTCTTCTCTAGAATTAGTAATACCTTGGCTTTTTAAATACTTTTTAGCTCTAGCAATTTTTAATTCGCTTTTAGAAAATCTTGAAGAACCACCTGATGCTTTTTTCTGCACATCACTTTGCATCTCGTTGATTTTAATTTTCTTAACTCTAACATCTTTTGTATAGGTATTTTTACCTTTACTTCTAACCTTTTTGTAACCTAATCTTTTAAGAGTTTTATCATCACCTAATAGTGGCATTTTTCTCTCCTATGTTTTAGATATGGTTCTTGGATCTTTACCAGGTCTCATTGCAGCCCTACCANAACCTTGTGCCATACCACCTTTTGAAAAAGGTTGAGAATCTGGTATTCCAGATTCTTTAGATGTAATTGTTTTAAATTTTTTTGTTTTAGGTCTAGGACTATACTTTCTACTGTAAAGCTGCTCTCTTTTTTTTGTGGGCTTTTTTTTACTAGCTAAATTTAATCCTGCACCTGCTCTTATATTGTTTTTATTTTTAATACCAGGGTTTAATGACATAAGTTTTGCAACAGTTGTTCCTTCTCTTTTAGCAATAGCTGATAAAGTGTCTCCTCTTTTAATTTTGTAAGAGCCTTTAGTTTTTGGGTATACGCCAGTTACTTTTTTTTCTTTTGGTGCTACTCCAAATTTAGTTCCTTTACTATCACTTTTATTTTTTGCTTTGTAAGGGTTACCTTTAGTAGAACCAGCTGATGTAGTAAATTTGTCAAAGTAAGCTTTCTTTTTTTCTTTAACAGATTTTTCTGGAGGCATTTGCCTACCAGTAATTGTACCAGCTCCACCTCTTCCTCTTTCTTCTTTTGGAGGTGTGCCACTTTTAGTTAAAAAATCTAATATTCCCATTGT